GGTTGCGGCAGATCAGTTCCATGTAGTTCGCAAGGAGTGCACGGTATACGGAGGTACCGGGAGCGAGGTTGAAGATGGAAGACTGATATGCAGCGAAGTCCCAGCCGGTCTGACGAAGCTCAAACTGGTCGGTGTCAACGCCCCAGATGTTGCCGGACGGAACAAACTGTTCGTTGTATACATCAACTTCACGGTTGCCGAGGAGAACCTTCACAGAGGAGAAACCGCCCTTGTAGTCGTTGTTGACAACGTACTTGGTGTTGGTTTCGTGGAGGTACGCGAGGTATGCGGCATACGCATCGTCGCCGAGCATGAGAAGGTCGATCTTGCACTGACGCTGACGTTCGACAATCTGGATTGCACGGGTGATCTTGATGTCGTCGATGTCGTTCTGAGCATCCACACTGTAGGGGACGATGGACGCGCGGTTTGCCTTTTCCACACCGTAGATTTCGGTAACAGCATCGTCGAAAATGGAGCCGAGACCGGTAATTTCGCGGTCCTTGGAGTTCTGGTTGTAGATGCACGCGCCGGCGGAAACGCTGACTGCCGCAGAAAGAGTGATGGTCTTCGTTGCATGGTTGATATCGGTGATCTGAACCGCTTCCGCACCGGAGATCGGAGCATCGGCAGCCGCAGAAGTATAGATATCAACGGAAAGACCTTCAATGAGGGTCGCGGTGCTGTCAACCGTGATCGTCTTGCTGTCGGTCGCCGCACCTGCGGTCTTTGCGAGAAGACCGGAACCGTTGCCGAAGAGCATACGTGCAGAGTTCCACTTGGTGGTTTCGTAGGACGCGTCGATTTCGTCCTTGACCGCGTTCTTCAGAACAGCACTGTTCTGCTGACCGAGCTTGACGGTCTTGTGGGAAATCTTGATGTCACAGTATCCGTCGCGGGTGGTGTACTTGAACTTGCTGTAGATCGGTGCGTTTGCCTTGGGGGTTGCGTGTCCTTCTTCGGACATACCGAAACCGCCGCCTACACCGATACGTGCGCCGAATTCACCCTGCGCCGCGGTAAGGGTACCCTTGCGGATCTTCTCCATGAAGATGGAGGGTTCAACGTTGATGACGTTGTTGAGGAAAGGAAGATATTCGTTCTTCAGAATATCTTCAATGCGAATAAGATTCTGAACAATTTCGGGCATTTCTTACTCCTTCTTGATTAAAAATGTTTGTCGATTGCGGACCAGAGGTCGCGCTTGTTCTGCGGCTTGTGTTCCGGAACGGGCGCGGCATTGCTCATTCCCTGCGACGCGCTGATTCTCGGCAGGTTCGCATTTTTCTCCTGCACGTTCTGTGCGCGGCGCATTTCCAGTGCTTTCATGGCGTCCGGATTCGCCATGACTGCCTGTACCAGTTCATCCGCAGACATCTGGCGGTTCGGATCGTGACGCAGACCGCGGTTGATGAGACCTGCATACATACGCGCCTTTGCCGCCGGGAGAGTGTTCAGCTCCGGTGTAACACTCAGAATGCGTTCGATTTCTGCATCATGTTCGCGGAAATCGGAGAATTCCGGACGGTTGTACACCATTTCACGCGCCGCCTGCACTTCCGCTGCACGCTGAGCCTGCTGATGTGCCGTGATGACCGGCTCCATCTCCCTGCGGACCGCACCGAGGGTGGATTCCTGCACCGCACGGTGATACTCCGCAAGCGCCGCCTGCTGTTCCTCCGGAGACGCGTACTGAAGCGCGGCAAAATCGAGCATCGGGGGAGGAGTTACCTCCGCCGCTTCGTTGACCGCTTCTTCCGCAAGCTGAGACTGCTGCTGTACTGCCTGTCCCTGCTGGGCAAGCGAACTGTGCAGATCGCGCACCATCGCCATCAGCTGTGCGTTCTGAGCGCGGAGAGTGGCGATTTCAGTCTGATCGGGCTGCGCAGGAGCCGCAGACGCGGTACCCATAGCAGAGGTCTCCGGAACAGCGGCGGGAACGTCGGAAGATGCGGCACTCTCATTCATCATCGTTGTGGTTTCACCGTCTCCGTCCGCTCCTGCGGTCTGTTCCGTCATTCCTGTGTCCGCCGGGGTCGCCTGCGCTTCTCCGCCTGCCTGACCGTCGCCGTATGCCGCCGCGTCCCCTTCGGTACGCGCAAATCCCGCTTCCAGAATGTCGCCGAGCGACATGTTTTCGTTTTCTCCCATGTTCACTTACCCTTTCTGTTGATTTGATTCTGTGCCGCCGTCAGCATCGCCGCCGACTGTGCCTGCGCCATCTGATTCCGCAGAACGGCACGATGCTCGTCAATGTGAGCATCAAACATTCTGATATAGTCCGGCGAACGCTTCTCAAGCAGCCGGTATTCCGCCGACAGAGCATACTTGATATGCTCGTCGAGGTGTATGTTGTCGTCGTCGTAACGTCCGCGCACGGGAACCACACCGCTTTCGAGGTAGCTGTTCTCGCGGCAGGCGTTCTTCCGCTGAAGTTCCGCGGCGGAATATCCGCCGTCTTCTCCCCGGAGATCGAACAGTTCCCGACCGCGTTCGATGTACTGGCGCTCCATCTGTCCGTCTTCGCCGACCAGCAGCCCCATATTGAGCGCAATGGTGAAATCCTCGCGCTGCTTGTCGCGGGAGTGGCGCAGTTCGTTTTCCGCCGTATACGCCACATCGAAACTGTTGATGTCATCGGAACACCATGTATATACCGCCCCGGTTTCGTCGTCCCCGGAAATCTGAATCACGCGGTAGCCGTCGCTGTATTCCTTGTTCAGCTGCAGCCAGACCTTCCCGGTTTTCAGCACCGCACCGCGGTAGCTGTCCGCCGTCAGGGACATTCGCGTCGTGTCGATTTCCTGCCGTGTTTCCAGTGCCTTGCCGGACGACGTTGCCGCCGCCGCACCGTAAACCATGAGCTGAGATACCCCCGCCGTACGGTACATGGCTTCTTCAAGCTCTCTCGACCGCGTCGTCATGATCGCCGGAGGTTCGGGATATTCCACGATATCCGGAATCCCGCGGTCAGGGTTGTACACAATGATCGATCCGGACGAAATGCCGTTCTCTGCCAGTTCATCCGGGTCTTCAATGCTTCCTTCGGGAACCCTCCACGGATTGTTGGCGACCGTCTTGATGTAATCCTGTATCTTGTTCTGGATTTCGTTGTAGGACCGCTGCAGGGGGATCAAATCCTGTATCACAGACTTTCCGAAAAACTGTCCCGCGACCGGCTTTGCCTTCATCGCCACAAGGGGATTGATTCCCGCCGGAAGTTCACCGTAATACACGATTTCGTCCCGGATGACGGTGATGAGCTTCCCCCTCGGATGCGCTCTGGACGGGTTTTCGATGTACATTATCACCCGTTCGCAGTTCTCGCGCGTCTCCTTGGCAATACCGAACGCCGCCGCCGATGTCCCGTGACCGCTCACCGCGTCCGGGAGGGGAGTCAGCACATATCCTTCAATATCCTGCCCGTCGTACTTCCTGCCGTACAGGTCGTAGATTTCCCCAATATCGAGGACACGTTCGATGATGATGTCGTGCTGATCGGCGATTTCCTCAATGGTCAGGGAGTGCGGGAACACTTCAAACGAGGACAGCAGACCGAAGTCGATGTTCCCCGACATAATCGGAATCTCGCGCTCCACAAGATCGCCGGTACGGGGATCCATCAGAGCATCCACGGCATATCCGACTTGTTCGCCGAGATCGGCATTCCACCATGACAGCGTAAACGCCGTTCCGCAGAGTTCCGCCCATGCGATCAGCTTCTCCATCTTCGCGTCGAAATCCGTGACAGACTTGTCATATTCCAGAAGTTTGGTAGAAATCCGTGCTTTCTCGCAGTCATCCGGTTCCGGAGACCGTGCCTTGACAACCATGTCGTACTGCACCGAGCCGAGATTCGCGTGCCGCGTTTCCATCAGGGAGCCGATCTGGTTGTAGCACCTGCGTTCCGGTTCCCCCGCCACATCGGGGTCAACATCCCGGATCACGTGCCGATGAACGTCAATGTCGCAGTTCTGATGACCTTCCTTGAAATTGGCGTTCAATGTCCACTGGAGTTCCAGTCCGGCACGTTCGTCACGTCTGCGTTCCAGTTCGTTTTTGATACCTTCTACGATATCTTCGTAGTAAATCCGTTCTCCGCTGTCGTCACGGTCAACGGGAATGTTCGGGGGAGCCGGTTTGTCGCGCTTCTTCCCCCGGAATAAGTCCATCAGACTCATGCGTCGTCACCTCCCGCCGCGTCTTCCGTCTCCGCAAGGCGTTTTCTCTTGCCGCCCTTGCCGTACGGAGAGATCACCCGCGTTTTCCCGCGTTTTCCGCTCTCCGGCGGCATGTTGCAGGAGTGTTCGATCAGCCGGGAAATCATCTTCCCTTTGCGGATGTTGTCGAGCGACACCATGAGCAGCGCGAACGCAAGCATGATTACCGCAACTTCAACCATTATTCAGCTGCTTTCTGCTTGCTTCTGCCGCCCTTACCGCCGGTCTTCTTCGGTTTTTCGGGTTCCGCCGGTTCTTCGGTCGGCTCATCGGTGACCTCCGGTTTCGGTTCCGCGGGAGTTTCCGCCGGCTCTTCAACCTCCGGCACTTCCTTATTCTCCGGCTCTTCAACCTCCGGCACTTCCGGTACCGGCTGCACTTCCGGTTCTGTGAAAATGTCAGTCACATCTCTTCCATTCCCGTTGCGAATGGTTTCTTCCGTTGTTTCCTGTGTTTCTGCAACCGGTTCCACCAGCCCCGCCATTGCGCCAATGGTCTTCGCGCATTCCTCGCAGAGATACAGCGGATCGCGGAACTTGTTGTCGCGTCTGGTGTACAGATCGTGGGTCATGGTATGGCATCCGCCCGCGCACAGATGGCGGCGGGATGTCTTCATTTTCTTCATGGGCTTCATCAATGGTGCTTTCCCTCCGTTATGTCGTTGATTTACCGGACAACCTTCCGCCGTCCGGCTTTTTTGCGGAACACGGCTTCCTTGTGATCCGCAAGCATCTTCTGTTCTGCCGTTTCCGGCGTGATTTCCTCGATTTCGCGCGGTGCCAGAGTGTGGGCAACACACCAGTACCGCAGCGCGTCCGGCGCGTGAGTCAGTTCGTGCGGCTCCGTCGCCACATCGTTGCAGTCGTCCTCGTCCACTTTAATCACCGACAGGCACCGGATCAGGTTCCGGCACGTCGAGAAGATCTTCAGACGCGCGGTCGGCTGTCCATCCTCGCCGTCGAACACCTTGATCCGCTCAAGCACCTGCGACCATCCCGCGAACCGGTCATTGCTGGACCGCGTGAGCGTTACCCCGTTCTCGTGGAACAGTTCATCAATGCTCCTGCCGCTGTCCTTCGTCCGCGACCACAGGTCAGGCGGCGCATATGTAATGTACTTCTGCGACCTCGGCTCC